CTAAGCATAGTAGAATTTTGCAAACTTAGCTGATTTGACAATAAATCGGATTGGGCATACAATATATGTATTGATTGATTTAAGGAGTCAGACATGTACACCGTCGTTAAGACAAAAGTTAACAGTACTGATCTGCGTACCCGTCTGGGTCTTGAACCCGATCTGATTCAGGCTCGCATTATGAAGGGTAACATTCTGATGTGGGTCGGTGAAGTTGTGATTGAGAATGAAAAGCGACTGGACCGTATTGTCAAAAAAGAACTCGCAAAATTGGTTTGACAATAAATCGGATTGGTCATATAATGTCTACATAGACAGTTAGATAACGGAGTAACAAAATGGCTCGTAAGACTAAGCAACAAATGGCTGAAGCCCAAGCAAAGTATCAAGCTGAACGTGTTGAGCAAGAACGTGCTGAGTACTTCCCGCTCTTGATGAAAACTCTTGAAGACGCAACTACTGCTGGCTTCAGCATGAGTGTTCGTGAAGGCAAATTCGCGGTGAGGAATAACGATTGGGTTTCCTGGAAAGATGGGTATCTTCTTACACCGGAATACACCGAGTGCAACTACATCGTTCTCCAAGACCTCAAGTTTGAGGTTGGTCATCGGCTTTTTCTCTTGGAAGAAGAACGTCAGAAGGCTGAACGTCGTAGTGCGGCCCTGGCAAAGTTGACGCAAGAAGAGCGTGAACTGTTGAACCTCTAAAAAGTGTTTGACAATAAAAGCGAAGAGTGTTATAGTTATAAAACTGTAGAACACAGTGTGACGTAGGTTGATGCTAGGAAATTCCTAGACTGATACAGAGTAACAGGTTGGTGGAAATCACACATTAAGCCAACTACAGTTTGACAGTAAATGCTAGTAGTGTTATACTGTCAACATGCTGAGAAATCAGCAAAACGATCTTTAAAAATTTGCTGTGTTCTGTAGGCTGATAGGCGGCAACCTGCAGAAGGTTTGTTTGCTTCGCCTCTCGGTTTAACATTGCCGTGTTATACCGAGAGAGTTCTAATCGTCTAATTGGAGGTAAGGCAACGGTATGCAACGGCGTGCCGGTGATCTGGGTTCGAATCCCAGTTAGATTTACGAAGCATCAGCCTACAGAGCATAGCAAATAGCAGTTGACAATAATTCGTGCAGGTGCTACAATTCATGCATGAGTTGAGAAATCAACTAGTTCTTTATACAATTTAACGGTTTCAAGGTATTACGTTGCAGAGACACTGGGTTTTTACTAGTGTTCGTTGACGTAACGTGATACCATATTTCAGCCTACCGTCGGGACAGCTATCTCCCTAAATCTGGGTGTTGGTATAGTAGATCGTATATGTTTCTTCACGATTCATATGGATGCCATCCAGAAGCGATCAGTAGGTTGAAATATGGTATCTGGAGGGTAGCAGGCATAGGCTGGAGGCTTACTCTTAAACAACCGGAAGGTGTCCCATACAAGTTCACGGAGGTTTGGCAGAGCGGTCGATTGCGCCTGACTAGAGTGAAAAGTCAGATTTGAAATCTGAAAAATGATAAATAAAATATCATAACTAAGGATTTCAAAATGAAACAAAATCACACAAATAAAATAAGCGACGATCAACTGTTGGAACAATATAAAATTACTCCAAATCTTTCAAAATTATCACACCATTTTGGTGTTCCAGATGTAACAATCTGGAGAAAAGCTAAAAGATTAGGATTAAAATTTCCTGTAGGTGGGACTTTCAAAAAGATTGAATTAGATGAAATTTTGCAAGGGATGCATCCAACTTATCAAACCATGAAACTCAAAAACAGGCTGATAAAGGAAAAAGTTTTAGAATACAAATGCTCAACATGTGGTTTATTTGATTGGAAAGGCAAATCAATTTCTTTACATCTAGATCATATAGATGGAAATAATCATAATCATAAGTTAGAAAACTTAAGATTATTGTGTCCCAATTGTCACTCACAAACTGACACTTGGTGCGGTAAAAACAAATAATATGGGTTGGATGCTCTAATGGTAGGGCAGCGGGCTGTAACCCCGTGGCATTATGCAAGTAGGTTCGATCCCTACCCAACCCACCAAAAAAGTATCCCACACACATCGTATGGTGCGGTAAGGAATCAAGTGATTCTGTCGTGGGAAGTCTAGCAAAAAGCCGTGACGGCTAGACACCATATTTCAGCACATTGTTCGAACCCGAATCAGCAATGGCATTGCAAAGGTTTAATTGCATAGTGTGTTGAAATATGGTAAATGTTAGAAAGAGCCGTTTGAGGTCCCTAAGAGTCCTCTTTTAGATCGAACTCAAATTGCGTCTAACAGAGAGGAGTCGCTATCCTCAACTATACTCGGAAGTCATGACTCCGAGGACCCGTAGTGATGGAACTGGTAAACATAGGCCCGGGCGCGGGCCGGTGGAGGTAGAAGCCACTTGCAGGTTCGAGTCCTGCCTACAAAAGGGTCGCTATATTTCAGCACATTGGGATTAAGTTCTGGTCACCCCAGCGCATAAGAGGTTGCGTACAGTGTGTTGAAATATGGTAAAAACATCAGGTATAAAATAGGTGGATCTTGTTGAATTTGGATAAAATCACAGCCGTGGTTTATAGACAAGGCGTATACCCTGACCTAACGATTTTACCATAAAAACAGTGCAAAGCACTGAGACTCTCGTACTCAATTGCTAGTCTGATGTACGGAGATGTAATGACTAGCCAAAGGGTCCCGCTGTTTAAGACCTGAGAGTGGGACAAGGCACAAAAACTCTCAAATCCTAGTAGACCGCTAGAGACAACTTCGTTAGAAGTTAATAAATGGTCTGATGGTGGATCAAAATGAATATCCGAGGAATCTCCACTCTAAAACTCGGTGCCATGGTGGATCAAGATATGAATAAGTTCAGACGTCTCCACACTAGTCTGGACACCATATTTCAGCGCATTAGCACTGACTGCTACCACAGTCAGACGTATTGGTAGATATGCTGGGCTTGCGGGCGCGGGTAGTGTGTTGAAATATGGTTGATCCTGGGGTTTACCAGGGGACAGAGGGAGTATAGACTACAGTCTATACTGGTCAAGCCCGAGGGTGGGGGGGCTTGACACCATATTAAAGCACATTGAAGCTCGTAGGGTCAGCCCCGTGATTCAGTAGCCTGCGATAATGGGCCGTTTGTGAGGACAATACTCACCAGTGTGTTTTAATATGGTAAGCCTTATTCCAACTGAGGAACAAAAGATCGTCAGAGTCGCTTCTGGTAAAGATCAAGTAGTTCCAATTAGGTGACTAAAGGTTGGTTCCCGGCGGGGAGCCATATTAAAACACATTTCTTGGCTAGTAGCGGAAAGAATACTTAATCGGGTCAACGAGCCTTTACTCCTCCCGAAGAACGGTATCGTAAAGATATAAGGACCGTCTATGTATTGTGAAGTGTGTTTCAATATGGTATGGTGAAATCGGAGAACACGGTCGAGGACAAGCCAATACGGATGGGCATCAACGAAGTAATACGTTGGCTCCGCACTCATGGCAAAACCTGATCAGAATATCTAGTGCGACGGACTATTCCAATGCAGGTTCGAAACCTGCTACCATATTACAAATTAAGGGTACAATATGCGGTAAGCGTATAAAGCGAGAAACCCGGTAACGGTGTAAGCGACTTGAATTAACAGGGTATCTGACAAACGTAGGTGCCATGCCTCTAGTAGAGAGTCCCTATTCTACTATGCACAAACTGGCGAAAAATAATCATACGCCGCTGTAGAGTATGATTATCCTCTCTGAAGATACAGCAGGATCGTCGTCCTGTTACAAAGACACTATGAATCCACTTTAGGGAGTGGTGCCATAGTTCAACACATTAGTGGAGGTTTGCTCAGTAATAGCAACCTTTAAACGAGATGGCTCTGATCTTATCACGCCAATAGTGTGTTGAACTATGGTTTTATAAGAGCAGCGGTTGTTGTCGTCAACCAGTATGAGTCACTAGAGTAGGTACCTAATCTCTAGGGCAGGCAATAGTACAATAACTTACGACATGTCGGCATGTGTGCCCACCGTGCATCAACCGACATAAAAGTAACTCTAGGGATATGACCAGTTAACGGTGGGGTCCATATTTCAACACATTAATCCTAACGATTGTTTAGGAAGACTGACGATTGTTCAGCAGTGTGTTGAAATATGGTTGATCCTGGGGTTTACCAGGGGACAGAGGGAGTATAGACTACAGTCTATACTGGTCAAGCCCGAGGGTGGGGGACTTGACACCATATTGAAGCACATTGGTCTACCGCCACCGAGAGGTAGTTAAAGACAATGACAAGCAACAGCCAGTGTGTTTCATCGAGACATGGTCTTACTCAAAGATCGCGGTGTTGGGAAGAACGGGAATACATAACCGTCTGTAAGCAATCCTGCACATTGAGAGGGGGTGGAATTCCCCCACCATATTGAAGCACATTAATCCTAACGATTGTTTAGGAAGACTGGCGATTGTTCAGCAGTGTGTTGAAATATGGTACTTGACATAAATTAGTAAGAGTGCTATACTGTGTATCTGTTGTTGAGCAATCAAGTTCTTTAAAAAGTGAATCATTAGTAGTGTTGTTATGGAAAAAGCCTGTGTTCACCAGGCTAATGCACTCTCACTGTAGGCTCCGGTTCGAAACGCCCTACACGAGTTGACGTCAGAGTATATGGGTCATGCCTGTATGTTCGTAACGAAAGTAGGTAAACTTCGGCCGGAGTCCCTATATAAGTTGACACGTTAAAAGCAAACGACAATAGGGTTATTGTTGTCCATAACATGACAACACTACTAATGGTTACCCATGCCTCTGTAGCTTAATTGGTAAAGAACCCAGCTTATACCTGGGCATAGCACCGTCTAGATAAGGCGGAGTGTGGGGGTTCGAGTCCCTCCAGAGGCACCATATTTTAACACATACTAGGCTGCTAGCGTATAGCCGAAAATCTATGTGGATACCTGTACGCTAGGCAGGTGGAGTAGATCCGTGTGTGTTAAAATATGATAGGATTTTGGGCCTCTAGCTCATGATTGGTTAGAGCAGCGGACTCATAATCCGTTGGTGCGCGGTTCGACCCCGCGGGGGCCTACCAAAAATTTAGGATGCTTCCAGCAACCTTTTTAACTTTAAGCCAAACTGAGCGTCCGGTTCGATTCCGGCTTGTGGTGTAATGGTAGCACATCAGTAAAAAGTAAAAAAGCATCCTGCAAAAAGTTGTTGACAGACTAGAAAAAGTTTGCTACAATAGATGCTTAGTTAGACAAATAACTAAACGTTCTTTAAAAAGTAAATACAATGTTTCTTAACATTGTTGAACGCATTAAAACAAACCTGATCAGTTTGTCGTACATACTATTGACATGTATAGTGTGTTCAACAATGTTAAGAATTAAGGGGTGCTTAAACTCCTGTAGGCGGCTTGCCGCTTACGAAGAATAACTGTGGTGACACAGCCAAAGGATGTATGCCTACATAAGTCCGCCAGTAATGGTTCGTTTAAGCAAGCCTGCTCACTACCGCGAGGTAGCGTTCACTGAGAAGACCGGTGGATGTATATGTGAAGCAAGTGTAGTGGAAAGAATGTCTGTTTAAGTCCCCGCAAGGGTAAGACAGGCAGACAGAGAGAAACAGGTGGTGCTGTCCTCACTACAAAACCAACTTGTCAGCAAGTATGAGAAAGGGTAGTATTATGATCCGAAGGGTCGCTCCTAAGGGTTGTAGTGCAGTATGAGTGGTTAGTGGGCATATAGAAATATATGTACACCGATCGCAAAATACGTCTAAGTAGTCCGCGAGATGAAAGGAACGTGATGTGTTGTATTGGGTAAAGCAAAACTTTATTCAGCAACTGAGGCAGCACATCGCAGTAGGTTTAAGTAGCACAATGGTAGTGCAGTTCCCTGTTAAGGAATAGGCTGTTGGTTCAAATCCAACCTTATATACAAAAATGCAAAGACTGCCTCGGTCATACGTGAAAAGCATCTAATGCTTGACACGCAAGTGAATCAAGTCTGACGTAACTCGCAAGGTGAAATCAGTTTGTGTTAGAAGTTTCGTAGCCCGCAAGGCTTAATGGACCGCAAGTTCAACGGAAAACAAGACACAGAGTAGCGTATGATGACAAGCCTACTGCCTGGCTTTAAAAACGGCGATGCTGACAACAGACAGCGATACCGCAAGGGTTGCTGTGGATGTCGAGAGAAGGTATGCTCGCAAGGCGTACTATAATGCTCGAGGTGTTGTTGGCTTAGGGTGTAATCTCAGCCCTGGGCACTATTCTAAAACACATTGACTATGCCGTGTTCATCCCAGCGTTAGCAATAACGCCCAAGTCTGCGATAAAGGTGCCTGTGGGTAGTCTTAGACAAAGCAGGTGAAAATTTGTCGTCAGTGTGTTTTAGAATAGAAAGTTTATGGTCGGGTACCAGAGTGTTTAATGGCTCCGGTTGCAACCCGGTTGATTCGTAGGTTAGAATCCTACCCCGACCTCCAAGTTTGTCAAGTGTATGAGATGATGTGAAAGGTAATGTGGGCACATAATACTGAGCCAACGGTTCGAGTCCGACAACACGGCAACTGGCAAGTAGCATCTAAAACTCATGAACCCTAGGAGAGTATAGGTTATCTGCAAAGAGCCTATGCGATCATACCTGTAGGCGCCAGAAATATACAGATAATGCAGCCAATGTTTGTGGTGGCTGGCACTTGACAATTCATAAATATATCGCGGGGTAGAGAAGAGGTAACTCACTAGGCTCATAACCTAGAGATCGGCGGTTCGATTCCGTCCTCCGCAACCAGATAATGCCCCGGTGACGGAATTGGTATACGTGTTGGTCTTAGAAGCCAAATTTTAGGAGTTCGAGTCTCCTCTGGGGCACCAAAAGATAAGTAACAATTTAATGGGGGATTAGCTCATCTGGGAGAGCGCCTGTTTTGCAAGCAGGAGGTGATCGGTTCGAGTCCGATATCTTCCACCAATACCATTCCCTGGTAGCTCAGCGGTAGAGCAGTTGACTGTTAATCAATTGGTCGCAAGTTCGATCCTTGCCCGGGGAGCCAATCAAAGGAGAAACAAATGGCAGCAGCAAAAGGTCAATCAACGCATAAACGAGTAGTCAAGAATACTTGCCAGAATGGCAGTAAAACCAGTTCTCAAAACAAGAGTCGAAAAACACACAAAAAATATAAAGGTCAAGGAAGATAATATGAGCGACGGTGGAAAAGGATCAAAACAACGTCCCACCGATAAGAAAAAATTCGACGAAGGTTGGGAGAGAATTTTTGGAAAAAGTAAAAAACCAGTTGACGATAAAACAAAAGATAAGTAAAATAAACACATGCCGGATTAGCACAGTGGTAGTTGCAATCGCCTTGTAAGCGATAGGTCGTCAGTTCGAATCCGACATCCGGCACCAGACAACCCGGCTTACACTTTAGCCGAGAAGTAAAGTGGGTATTGATATTCCAAAATATCACGGTGCGTAGGACCACACCGCAAGGCCTGCTTTACATGGGCGACTTGAAAATATCCTAGGGCGGTTGCTATTCCGTCCAGATGGAAAAATAGACGGACAGGGTAACAACTCAGTCTATGGGCTTCTGTGGTGGAAGTAGCATAGACATTTTATTGAAACGCATTCATAGCGCGGTCCGATTTCGGGTAGCCAAGCGGATAGTGTGTTTCAATAAAATGCGGGTAAAGTGTTTACGGTTACACGGCGGTCTTCCAAACCTCAATAGAGGAGTTCGAATCTCCCTACCCGCTCCAAAATTTATTGCCTGGTTGAACCGAGAGGTTAGGTGCCATCCTTACAAGATGGATTATGCTGGTTCGAGTCCAGCACCAGGTACCAGTTTAATCCGAGTGTAGCGCAGTCTGGTTAGCGCATCTGCTTTGGGAGCAGAGGGTCGTGAGTTCGAATCCCACCACTCGGACCATTAATGTAAAATTGCAACAATGAGAAAAATTACTTATTGGTTAAGTAATGACAGCGAGGAAAATTACAGAGACTACAATTCGGGCCGTAAAAATTACGGCATAAATGAAATAGTCTACGAATTCAATCAAGAAGACTTTAGAAGTGATGGATTCGATCAGCATTCAGATTTTCCAATTCTTTTTTTAGGTTGCAGTCTTACTGAAGGATGCGGATTGCCAATAAATGAAATATGGGCGTATCATTTACATAATAAAATTTGTGAAATGACTTCAAAAAAAATTCCGTTTTGGTCATTGGCTAAAAGCGGAACTGGCATAGACTATGCTGCTAGAAACTTGTACAATTTTGGATTTCAATTGAAGCCAAAATATATTTTTTATCTAATGAGTGGGGTAAGTCGCAGAGAATTCAAACTTCATTCAGAAGATTATCGCAGTTGGTTTCCAAATTACTCTCATCATTTTAAAAAATATCAACAATTTGAAATGGTGACTGAGATTTTTTCAGATCCAAACTATGCACTATACCAAACAGAAAAAAGTCTTATTATTTTGGATTTGCTAGGTAAAGTATTGAATGCAAAAATTTTTGTATTTGATCTCAATAACATGGACATAGTTGAAGACCATCAAAAAAATAAACTGTTTTCAAAGTTTTCTAACATCGAATATTTCAACAATTTTTTGAAAAATTCTGTAGACAAAATACCAGAATCAATAATTGATAGACCAAAATTTGCAAGAGACAATGTTCACCCAGGTGCTGTATGGCATTACAACACATTTTACAATGTATGGGAAGCATTAAAATCAAAATTAAATTTTAATATTGACAAACCTGAATAAAAAATGTACAATGTGTAGGTGGCAGAGAGGCCCAATGCAACAGTCTGCAAAACTGTAAAACCGTCGGTTCGAATCCGACCCTACACTCCACAAGGAAATTAAAATGGCATGGATTCAAAACGTAGCACTAGCAGATATCTCAAAAGGACATCATATTCGTGTTGGTGAAAATTCTATGCTGATTCAAATCGTCGATCCGGCTATGGAGTTTCCTACTCCTTTGCACAAGTTTAAAGAAGTTCATCAGTTTGAATTTTTAGATTTAGAACGTGATGACAAGTGGGGTGAAGAATTCAAAATCACGGATGAGCAAGCGATTAAATTGGTAATGTTGCTCAAGCATGCCTTATACTTTAAAATGGATGTTGTAGTCCATTGTGTTGCAGGTGTATGCCGATCTGGAGCCGTTTGCGAAGTTGGTGTTATGATGGGCTTTCAGGACTCTGAAGCCTACAGAAGCCCTAACTTGATGGTCAAGCATAAGATGATGAAAGTCTTAGGCTGGACCTACGACGAAAACGAACCGCACACCATCAACGGTGTGCCGTTCGAATACGATGAACTGAATAACAAAATTTGGCTTCCGCCCACACAAAAAAAGGAAAATTAGACATGAGCCAACGAGCGATTCAACTAGTCCTAGAAGCAATAGAATTTACATCGGCAGCAGTTGACAGAAAAGAATATCCCAGAGAATGGGATGGAATTTATTCTGGAAAACTCTGTGAGTTAATGATTAATGAGTTCTATTCAATCTGTGCTAGTCACCCGACTTGGTCCGGGTCTATGCTTTGTGAAGAAATCAAAAAACACTTTGAGGTAGAAAATGGCTAAATGCTATCAATTGGTGGGAGTGCCTGGTTCGGGAAAATCTACTTGGGTTAACAGCCAAGACTGGGCGTTGCCCTGTGCATATATTAGTACTGACAAATGGGTTGAAATTTATGCCAAAGAAGTTGGCAAAACCTACAGTGAAGTCTTTGACACATTTATGCCTACGGCTGTTGAATTGATGGCCAAAGAAGTCACTGTTGCTAGGGAAATGAATCGAGATATTATTTGGGATCAAACTTCTACTACAGTTAAAAGTAGGGAAAAGAAATTCCGAATGCTTCCCGATTATCACCATATTGCTGTGGTATTTAAGACTCCTCCACGAGAAGAACTTGACCGCAGGTTGGCCAATAGACCCGGAAAAGAAATTCCAAAACACGTTTTGGCTAGCATGATCAAAAATTTTGAAATCCCGACTGAAGAAGAAGGTTTCAAAGAAATTTGGTTTGCCAGTTAATTCAAAATACATTTTTTACATCTCGGTTAATCTTTTGGTTGACCGAGATTTTTTTTGACTATATAATAATACTATGAGAACATATATAACATCAGATTTACATTTCGGGCACACGAACATAATGAAGTTCTGCCCACAATCGAGGGCTCGTTTCAAAAACGATGTCAACTACATGAACGAAGCCATGGTTCGAGAATGGAATGACCTTATTCAACCAGAGGACTTAGTCTACATACTTGGCGACGTAGCGTTTCTTCCTGCTCAAAAAGCAGCAGAATACATGAATCGTTGCAATGGCCATAAAATTTTAGTGAGAGGCAATCACGACAGGAAACTGCTTAATGACCCATCATTCCGCAGATGTTTTGAAGAAATTCATTACTATTTGGATATTGTTTACAACGGACACAAAATCTGTATGTTCCACTATCCAATTGCAGAATGGGATCAATGTCACAGGGGATCAATTCATTTTCACGGACACTGCCACGGTAATTTTTCTGGTTTAGAAAATCGTCGTGCTCGTGACATGGGAATGGACGCAACTGGATTCATTGCAGTTGAAATGGAACGTGCAATTGCTGACGCAATGACTGGCAACATTACAGAACATCATGTCAAGGAGTAATTATGGAAATGATCGAACGAGCAAGAGTGTTTGCCACAGCGGCTCATGCTGCGGTCGGACAACTTCGTAAATACACTTTTGAACCTTACATTGTGCATCCAGCCGAAGTAGCGGCTATTGTTTCAACAAGGCCGCATGACCCAGAAATGATTGCTGCTGCTTGGCTTCACGATGTTGTCGAAGATACTGGTGTAAATCTCGAAACCATTCATCAAGAGTTCGGAGAAACTGTTGCTACTTACGTTGATTGGTTAACCAATCCTAGTAAAAAGGAAGACGGCAACCGAGCAAAACGTAAGCAAATTGATCGTGAATTTATCAGTCGAGCGCCTTCTGAGGTCAAAACAGTGAAGTTAGCAGATTTGATCAGCAACTCTATTAGTATAGTAAAGCATGATCCAGAATTTGCTAGAACATATCTCGAAGAAAAAAGGTTAATGCTTGAAGTTCTTCGAGAAGGTGATCATGTTCTTTGGAACCGTGCTGCAAGAATTTTAGGAGATTAAAATGGGACGTAGACTTTCACCAAAAGATATCAGTGCTGCAAGACACGAGCAAGAAGTGTGGAATTCTATACTTAAACGTGAAGATGTTTACTCTCCAGAAAAAATTGTTCGAGAGATGCATGTAGTCTGCGGCTGTGGTGTTGAAGGCTGCATTTTTATTCGTGCTGAACGAAACGAAACAGACGAAGAAAGATCGGCCGCAATCAAAGAGTTTAATCGTAAAAAAGGTTGGTAGTAATGATGTTTAAAGACGATTTGAAAGAGTATGTGGAAACTTCCGGATTGGTAAACATGAAGCCAGCCGGCGATGGCATCTATGTACTCAAGTACAAGAAGAAAGTCTTCTACGACGACCTTTGGAATGACTATATCGCAGAGTGCCGCGGCTCCGTTGTGGACAAGGATTTCAACTTGATGTCGTATCCTTTTACTAAAATCTATAACTATGGCATTGAAAAGGCTGCCCCTGTGCTACCAGATGATACCATGGTTACTGCATTTCGTAAGGTCAACGGCTTTATGGTTGCTTGTACCTGGTACAAAGGTGATGTGTTAGTATCTACTACTGGAAGCACAGATAGCGATTATGTTGCCATGGCCAAAGAAATGATGATCTCTCACATGCCTTGGGCCGACTGGCAAATAGAAATGTCTGACTCAGAACTCGAAGACATGACTGTGATGTTTGAATGTGTTCATCCAAACGACCCGCATATCATTCCTGAAAAGGCAGGTATGTATGTTCTAGGATATCGCTATAACATTTGGAAAAGCCCTGTAGGATATCACCCACAAGTTCTGAACGCATTGTCTATGAAGTTTAACTGCCATTTGCCAGAATCGTATAATGTCTCTATGGCTGAATTGAAAAAAATGGCCAAAGAGTGCAGACATGAGGGATTTGTATTCTATACAGAAAATGGTGTGAGTTCTAAGATCAAATCACCTTACTACTTGACTTCAAAGTGGGTTGCTCGCAATCCTCGCACAGACAAGTTAGTAGATTTGAACAAGGACATCAAGCATAATCTTGATGAAGAATACTATCCACTAGTAGATGCTATTCGTGAAAACATTGTAGAATATACCGCGATGACCGAACAACAACGGTTGGAGTGGGTTAGGAACTACATGGAGAATGCTGTATGAACGCATGGAGTCATTTGCCAAATGCCCATCATATTGATAGGGTAATTGAATCAGTAAAAGAAAATCTTGAAATTTGGGTTGAAGCCTGGGATGCGTTTAGGGATATGGCTTCGAATGCGATCTGGGGTGCGGCTGTAGCTGCGGTTAGAGATGCGGCTTCGGATGCGGCTTGGGGTGCGGCTTCGGATGCGGCTTGGGGTGCGGTTCGGGGTGCGGCTTCGGATGCGGCTAGGGGTGCGGCTTCGGATGCGGCTCGGCTCGCGATTTGGGGTGCGGTTCGGGGTGCGGCTTGGGGTCCGATAGCAGCATTAATCGCATATGACGACGCCAGTAAATATCTAGAAATGTCTAGTGGTCATCTACGTGTTTGGGCTATTCTCAGTGAAGATCCAGCAGCCGTTCTATTGCTACCAGCAGTGGTTGTATTTGAAAGAATCAGTGAATTGGAGTGAGTATGAGTTGCAAAACATGTATTAGTCCTAATGAATGCGATGGCGTTAATTGTCTTGACAATATTCGGCCTGTTATCAATCAGCCCTTAATTTATAGGTTAAGAAAGCGGGCGGAAATTCGAAGGCAAAACCCAGACAGACTTTCGGTTAAAGAAGGAAAACCAGATAGGATTGCAGACCTTCTAGAGGAGGCTGCAAAAGAACTTGAGAAAGTAAAATACGGTCCTTAGTTCAATGGATAGAATAGGTGGCTTCGAACCACTAGGTGGGAGTTCGATTCTCTCAGGACCGGCCATAAGGAGAATAAAATGAAAACTGTCTATTTAAAAAATAAGATGAATGGAGAAAAATTTGTCTGTGAAGATATGAAACAGATTGAAAATATTGAAGGTATTGATTATCTTGTAGTGCATAGACACGGCCAAACTAGACCTTTTCTTATGAGGAAAGATATTTTAGAAAAAGACACTAGTATCAAACTTCAAAAAGAAAAAGTTAATCGGTGATAATTAAAGATATGTCTAAGTTGCATATCCTAACCAACCCAAACAGTCCTGTTAATCTAAATAACAGGACTGATCCCTTTGCTGTAGCAGCATACAAGTTTATAGACAATATGACAAAACTTGGTTGGACTTGTATACATTATGGTATCAAAGGCTGCAATGTCCCTTGTGAAACTGTAATATGTTTGCAAGATCTAATTAGCCCCACGGTTAATTCAAAGGTTTACCATCTAAAAGCCAGTGAAGAAATACAAAAAAGAAAATCTCCAAAAGATATAATTTTATGTTTTCACGGGTGGGAAAACAAGGTAGCAACAGATGCACATCAAGACCTAATTGTCATAGAACCCAGCATCGGATATGATGTCAAAGCAGTATTTGCACCTTATAGAGTTTTTGTAAGTTATCCGCATATGCATATGTATTACGGACATAAAGATATGCTGATAAACCCAAGTTGGTTTGACGCCGTTATTCCTAATGCATTTACACCAAAAGAATTTGAATTCAGTGATCAGAAAAAAGACTACTTTTTATATTTTGGTAGAATCATAGAATCAAAAGGATTGAACATCGTAATTCAGGCCACCGAAGCCGCAGGTGTAAAAGTTGTTATTGCAGGACCGGGAGATTTAAAACATTTAGGCTATAGTAAAATACCTTCACACGTTACATTCGTAGGGGTCTGCGATGCAGTAAAAAGAAAAGAATTAATGAGAGATGCTCGTGCTATCTTAGGACCTACATATTATGTTGAACCCTTTGGCAATATGGTTGTCGAAGGTTATTTTTCTGGCACTCCGGCAATTACAACAGACTGGGGAGGATTTGTTGATACTGTTATTCCCAATAAAACAGGATTTAGATGTAGAGAATTCAAAGAATTTGTTCATGCAATTAAAAACATTGACTCTATTAATCCACACGATTGTCGAGCATGGGCTATGGAAAATTATTCCGAAGAGATAGTTCACAAAAGATTTGACCAATACTTTAAAAAAATATTAGATGGAGACTTTTATAGAAAATGAAAAAAGCATTAATGGTAACCAGCGTAATTGACATTGACAATTCATATCCGTTGACATACAGCAAAACACGATCTTATTTTAGTAATGAAGAAAGACTAAGACAAACTATATCTACAGTATGCATGTTAGATCACATCTGCGACGATGAAACTACTATATTTCTTGTAGATGCCAGTGAACGCAGCGATTTTTACAAATCTGTATTTTCTTATCAAAAAAATTTAGTGTATGTAGATGTAAGAAAAGAATTTCCAGATCTTTATCAAATTATCAGAACACATAAGCATAAAAGTTTTTGTGAAATGTTATTGCAATTATCATTTTTAGAGAAATATAAAAAAGAGTTATCGGAATACGATTATATTTTTAAAATCAGCGGGCGATACTTTTTTGATAGCAGTGTAAATTTTAACTCATGCACTGAAGAAAACATAGATAAATTTTTATTTAAATTTCCTATGTCATTTGACTGGGATGATAATTGGGGATACTCTATGGTCGATCGAAGAGAAATTCAAAAGGATAATAAACTAAGACAATACAGTTCTGTAATTTATGGTTGGGGGAAACTACAGCACGATGCGATGATCGATATTTTTAGAGTTGTTGCAGAAATGACTAACAACGAAAAAACACTGCATTATGATATTGAGACTTTGCTTTATTATTTTACTAGACAGTTTGAAGGAAAAATTATAGAACATGATTGGCGAGTGTATGGGTTCATTGGAGTAAATGGAAAATTTTTAAGGTATTGAAATGAATCTAGAATTGATGGTCATTGACAATTTTTATACCAATCCAGATGGCGTTAGATCATTTGCGCTCCAACAACCGTTTGATGTTAAGGGAAATTTTCCTGGTGCAAGAACAAAACCTTACATAACAGATGATGTTAAAAATGCAATACAACATTGGATGTACTTTGCAGGAAAGGTAACTAATTGGTTTGAAGATAGTGGATACACTGGATCATTTCAAATAGCCACAGCATCAGACAGAACATGGATACATAGCGATCATTATAACATGTGGGCAGGTGTCTGTTATCTCACGCCGGATGCTCCTTATACCAGTGGTACTGCACTTTATCGACATAAGTCGACTGGTCTACACAAAAGAACTGAAAATGATTTAGGTGAAGGATATGACTATACAAAATGGGATCAATTTGATACCATAGGAAATAAGTATAATCGTCTAATAATTTACAGAGGTGATCTGTTCCATGCAAGTTTAGACTACTTTGGGCACGATCTTTTTACTGGAAGATTGTTTCAAACTTTCTTTTTTAACACAGAACGATATTAATGCATAAGATAGTTCAGGTTATTTTTTCTACCAATCGGTTAGAATATCTCATACCTACATTAAAGTCGACTAAAAATTTAAATTATTATGGATGTAAAGTTCATAGAATAGTTATTGACGACTATCCGAGAACCAGAAATGATAATTTATTTGTTGAACTGTGTAAATTATTTGATATCGACGAAGTTATACTAAACCAAGAAAATAAAGGTTTGAGTAAAACTTGGACAGATTTTTATAAGATTCTCACTCAACGAGATTATGATTATATATTTCATTTAGAAGATGATGTTAAAATATTAGAACCAGTACTGGTAACAGATTTAATTGAACTATTGAAGAATGATAATACTATTAGTCAATTGCAACTATCAAAAAACGCATGGTATTTTCATGAAACAGATCACGCAGCACAAGATGAGGATATAGTTTACAAAAATTTTCGATATATGAAGTGCAGTACAATATTTTCTCCAATGGCCAGTATATGTTCAAAAAGTGTTGCCCACTTACCAATAACAGATGAGTATAACAGCAACTTAAATGAAGGAATAATTGGGCAGTATTTTTATAATCGAGGTCAAGTTTCTGCCATAGTTAAAAATTATCATGGAAAAAATATCGTTGAACATATCGGAGAATGGTTTACTGGAAAAAGATTAATACCCGGAGACAACGGGTACGATCAATTTTCTCATTATGACCCCAATCAAAAATACTACAGCAGAGACGGAAAGATTTACAAATGAAAGAAAAATTTATTAAACTTTACATGGACTGGGCAAAACGTGCCTCAGAATTAAGCCATGCTCGAAGACTTCATGTAGGTGCTGTGATTGTCAAAGATGATACAGTGATCAGTTATGGCTACAACGGAATGCCTGCCGGGTGGGATAACAACTGCGAATATGAAGTAACTGAATTCCAAACAGAATACGGTGTTGGATCAAAATTAGTTAACACAGGCGAATTAAAAACAAGACCGGAGGTATTACATGCAGAATCAAATGCTATTGCAAAATTGGCGAAGTCTAGTAACAGTGGTCTTGGGGCTGACTTATTTGTTACTCACAGCCCTTGTCTCGAATGTTCCAAACTCATTTATCAGTCAGGTATTCGTCGTGTTTATTTTGGTGAAAATTATAGAGATGATTCGGGAATTCAATTTCTCGAAAAATCAGGAGTAGAAGTTAATAAAATTATTCTTTGAATAATTTTGATCACGCGGGTTCATTTTTCCACATAGATGAAATGGTAGTGGTAGGATCCTTAGTTAACCAGTGCTGAAAAGAAATTAATGGATATCCACGATCCTCTGTTTCTAAACGTATTTCAGCGTTGTGAAATTGTTCATTTTGTATTGTTGCACTTAAAAAGGGTAAATGTTTGTTAGACATTCTCATTTTAATTACTTCAACATCTGGATGCTTATGGACGGGAACTATTGGTTGAGGATGTATTAAATACAATTCAACTTGAAAACGTCCTTTTCTAAAAATTACAATCGACGTAGCATCATTGGCAAGAAATACTTCAGCATCTGAAGTAAACCGCATAGGCATACCTGCTTTTAACCACCAATCAGCAAATTCTTCAACACTGTTCCAAGTTTCTGGAATTACTAAATTTGGATAAGGATCTGGTCCTTCTATATGAACTACAGGCTTATCCGATTTATATTCAGAAACTATATTGTTTTTTTGGTTGTAGTTATTCGTTATGTTAAGCCTATTCAAGACAATTTCATCGTTCATAAAATCTAAGAAATCATCATGAGTTTTCCAGTATGTGATTCCAGTATGAACTAATTTGTCATCAGATAAGGACTGATCACTTTTAATCCATTTTTTAGTTTCAACATATTTCTTTTTAAAATAAATTTTAAATTCATCAGAAGTATCAGATATTTCGTGAAAAAATAAGACGTCAGTACTGGGTCTCTTTTGAATTTTAATAACTTTAAACACAAATTTCTCTATATAAAAATATTTTTGAATACTAGTCTGCGTTACATACTTTTAGTTATGTCGGCATATCCTTGAACTACATATGCATCGGGATTAAATCTTTTAATTAAATTTTCTTGCTTTGTACCTACCGTTTCACCTTTCCACATAGATGCAATAGTAGTCGGGTCTCTAGTTAACCAGTGCTGAATAGCAATTAATGGATATCCACGATCTTCTGCTTCTAAACGTATTCCGGCACCATGTGTTCCTCCGTTTCTTAACGTTTCGCTTAGACTTACATAGCGACGTTCGCCCATTCTTATCTTGATTACTTCTACATCTGGGTGACCGTGTAACGGAACTTTAGGACAAGGGTGTATCAAATACAATTCAACTTGAAAACGTCCTTTTCGAAATAGTGCAATTGATGTAGCGTCGTCGGAAAGAAACACTTCGGGGTTTGGTGGAAACCGCATAGGCATACCTGCTTTTAACCACCAATCAGCAAATTCTTCAACGTTCTGCCAAGTTTCTGGAATTACTAAATTTGGATAAGGATCTGGACCTTGTACAAGAATCATGTTTTGATCTGCTTCAACATAAATTATTTTAATGTTATTTTTTTCAGCATACTCTATTCTAGGTATAATGATTTCTTCTAATACTTGTCGATCATTAGAAAATTCCATGTAATCTTTTTCACTTGACCATTCAGTTACTGCGGTTAAAGTAAGTTGATCTTCAGACAGTTCAATTTTTGAATTGACTAATTTTTTAGTATCTAGGTAACGTTTTTTAAAATACAGTAAAAATTCCGAAGATGAATGTTCCTTAGCAGACCAAAATTTCACATTAATGTTTGGTCGTATTTGCTTTGATTTTGAAATATGCATATTCGTTTTACCTTTTTGTTAAAATTTTTTTAAACTTGTTCAGGTATTTATGATGTTTTAACAAAGTTAAAATTTTTCCTCATAGTGTATAATGTTAGATAAATATCTCTAACAATAAGGAAACTAACATGTCAGGACATATCGCAAAACTAACTAAAACAGATCCGTCAACTGAATTTTATGAAGATGATCAGTTCAAGCAATATTTAATTGAAAATTATATCTTAGATGGGAAACTTATCGTAAACGTTGATATTT